TTTAATACACGTTTGCATATCTCAACAATAGGCCATTGAAGTTCTGAAATGCTATGAAAAAGTGTAACAAAATTCTTTGCAGCATAAACAGAGTTGAAAGCAGCAAGATATTTGTCCACGTCATACAAAGCAGATTTAGAACCTGACTTTGCTCCAATAACGTTTCCTCTATTATCGCGCTGAATCGTTGCAGATTGCATCCACTTCGTTGCTAAACTCTGTTTTATGTCTTTAATTAGGCTCATATATGGGTATAAAAAAAGCCAGTCAACGAGGATTACTCGGCAACTGGCTTGTTTAAAGCTCTTTTTTATTTTTTAATACAGAAAAGAGATTAGATAGAACTCTGCATTGATAATCAAAATTGTACGATCCTGATTACGTTACTATTTTTGTGCGCAGAATAATATGCCAAATCAATGTATATTACTGGCGACTTTTATTTCTTTGCTTCCTGCTCCTTATTTACCCACCCTTATGCTATAGTCCAAATCGAATATCTTAGTTTTTGTTCAATCAAATGTCTGGACAACCTTTCTTTCATAAATCCTTGTAAATCTATCAACACAGGAAGCTCTCTTCAGGGTTATGAGCCTCCTATACGATTCGAACGTACGACCTACTCATTACAAATGAGCCGCTCTACCAACTGAGCTAAAAAGGCAATTACAATTTAAAATATAAAATTGAAATGATTTATCACTTAAAATACAATTCGTCACTAAATATTTGGCTTAGTGTATTACGCCAATCAACAAACAACAGAATCCAATCTTTGAATAACTGGATTTCAATAAGATCTGCTTTCTCATTCATGCATATTCGCAATAACCAATTACAAAAGAAAAATAGAGGTGCAAAAATTAGAATGACGAATATTGCAACTATCAAATTTATGATTGGGATATATACTTTTTTCATAAGAATTAAATTAATTCAATTTTTCAAAAATTTCAATATAAACTATCCCATTAAGACCTAATAAATCAGCCAATGGATAACGAATTATATCCTTGTACCCTTTATTTGGGTCATGTACAATATTCAAATCCTTATCAACGATTACCTGATGTGTACCGCGTTCTCCGCTATATCGAAAATTAGAAAACTTTGGAGAATAGACAACAGCCAAAAATAAACCATTAATACCTTCTTCCTTACTAAGTTTTTCTTTCGTTAGAATTTGAGGTTCATACCACTCAGTATTTTCAAAACAATAAACACTATTTGGGTGCTGTAGAATCCAATAATTTTTATTGAATAGACTTCCTTTGTATTCATATCCACTCTTATTCATAAAATCGATTAGATTTCTCATTTGAGCGTCATCGGGAGAAAGTGCTGGAACTTCATCTAATTCTAAACCTAAAATAGAAGCAACAGAAGCAGCTACGCAATTACCACTCCCACTGCCTACTATAGTTTGATATACTTTTTTCATAGTACTACAATTAAACTTTTATCAAAATTATCAACTACTTTTCCATCTACAGCATAAAATTCATGCCGGCACTTAGAATTCTTGCAAATGAATTGCTGAACGCCTTTTGTATCTATTGAGATTGCCCCATTTATGCGGTTACAATTGGGAATAGGACAACGAATGTATCTTAATTTAAGTTGTACTAACTCTCTTTTTTCAGTGAGGTTGTCTATATTATTTTCTATTTGACTCATCGTTGCTAATATCTTTTTACGTTTAGTAAAATAACCCCAATCATTACCCGGTGCAGTTAATCCCATAATATTAGTTATCAATTTGTTTTTTAAAGTACTCAGCAACTCCGGAAAGAATGTTTGCAGCCTCGATACTTACGCCTTTGTAGCTATCGTATAGATTTTCAATAAAAGCAGCGTATTCGGGGTCTAAATCATAATCATTCCTAAAATATAAATTATTCCGTATAAATCCTGACATAACTTGAATGCGAGATTCTTTCTTTGCAATCTCAGTCATTATCCGAAGCGAACAATCGCACTGAGTACGTAAATCACGCCCAAATTCAAACCATATAGCGCTTGACTCGTATATCGCATCATCCGGAGAGGATTTGCTGAGCAATTCAATAACTCGATCGGTATTCAAAATGCCATCCTTGTTGAAAATTACATCCGTAATATAAACTCGGTTCTCAACCATTTTAGCTATAACCATACTGAACAGTCCATTCGTATTAGGAACTATTCGAGCGCACGTAATTGCGTTCTTAAAGTCTATTTTTTTACTATCATAGAAATTCATTTGATCCTCTTTAAAGTTTGAACGATTACGACGAAGAGAGTAGTTAGTGTATTGGTCTTTGAATGCCTCAGTAAGAAAGTAGCGCTTAGTATCGCTAAAGTGGCCGCTTTCCTCATAAGTTTGCCCGGTCTGTTTATCCCTTATTCTCTTCTTAAGTATGCCACCGTTAGCATCTTGTTTGGTAATAGTGTAATCTTTTATTGAAGTCTTGCAACTCTCATCTATCACAATTTCAATAGTTGGGATATTGCCGGCGTAAATATCATTTACAAACTCACCGGAAAGAGACACCGAGGGATTGACAGACGGCATTCGACGTTCAATAATAAATCCGGCATCTTCTATTCCCTCGCAAAACTTATCAAAGAACGAACGTTTCTCATCGTCGATCGTATTATTGGCCATTGATGTCTGATCACCATAAATAAAAACCTTGTCAGCGTTCTCGATTGACTTTAGCCACTTGGCCGTAAGCTTCGATGCACTTGTAACTGTATTGTAAGGATCCTTTGCCGGAATTTCCCCGACTTGCTTAGCCAGGTACTTAGTAATATCAATCTCTTGTTTCTCTTCAATCTGCCACGCTCCAACCGAAATATAGGGTAATACGTTATTATCAATCGTTAGGTGAATAGGTGCGTTGTTTATAGTCGTTTTACGTACATGCTTTCCTATATTGAATTGCTTCCAAAACTCACCACCTGTTTTAATCGATCCCCAGTTTCCCAAAGCATAAATATTATAATAATCAGGGTCGTTTACTTTATCACGGTCAAAGTCGGCCACTACTTGCCGGTCGTAAAATCCGTACGTTGCATCGGGAGAACCAACAATCCAAAAGTTATTGAGATACGTAGACTTCATAACTACCGTATCAGGAGCATTTGTTTCGTATTGTCCGGTGCTCGGATTTAATATCGTTTTTTCTTCGTTGTAGTACTTCTCGCAAATAGTTGAATACTCAGGTGGAAGAACATTTCCATCATCATCAACAACGCAGTCCAGGAACGTTTGAGCGGGAAACAATTTCTCTTTATCTAGTACGTCAACCTTTACCCAGTGTAGTTCTGATATCGGATTGAGCATGGAAATAATTTGCTGCCCTTTCATTCCACGCAAACGCTTACGAAGCTGCTTGAAATCTGCATGCTCGAACTCGCTAAGTTCCTCGGTAACTATTCGCTTATAGTGTGAAATACCCTTGATTTTTTCGGGGTTATCAAGCCCTGAGAAGTCAATCTCCGAACCGGTGGAGTAACAGACTATCTTATTCTTTTTTACGTCTAAAAACGAACCTAAATTCCACTCAGCAATAACAGTTTTGAAGTCCTTGAAAATAGAATCCTCAATTGATGCACCGGTTTTACGGAAAATAAGCGTATCCTCACGCGTTTTAAGTGCTGAAAAGAGTATCGCCTGTACAACAGAATATGTTTTTGAACTACTAGATCCACCAATCAGAAAGATAAAACGGATAGCCAGATTTAAAAACGAATCAAGTATGTGCCAAAAGTTTGGATTAAAAAGTTTATAACTGAATTTTATTCGCTGTTTTGACATTATGATAGTTCAATTGTACTTTTTACGTCATTTATTTTTATACTACCGGAGAACAAATCTCATTTTCGTATTAAAAAAGCATTAATTTGATAGCAAAAAGTTAGTTCTTTAGTGGAATAGGCACTTTAATCGTTGGATACCATCTCATAGTTACTCAGTCTTTCGTTTAAATCCAATTTCAAGTTCAAGTCCTTCAGATAATCCAATCTCAATTTTCTGTGGAGCATCGTATCCTAGCATCTTGCTGATGCTGTCAAGGCTCTTTTGTTTGTCGTAGAGTTTTATTTTCACCCACTCTTCATCAACCCACGTTCCAGGTTCACCGTCTACCCCTTTTTCGTACCGCTTATCGCTTTTCGTGCTTATCTCTTGAATGCAGGACTTTTGTTCTTCGGATAGGCTATCGAACTGTTTTAAGCTTATCCAACCCTCACGGAGGTCTGAGGCACTAGAAAAGGCTATTTTCTTATGCTCATTCAATACTCGGAGTGCAGTTATACCCGATGTTTCGGATAAATTATCCTTCAAAGACTTAATTTTATTTTTGATGTAAATATTTGTCAACAGCTTACTACCGATTTGCCTTGCTGTCTTCTCGCTAAACCCTGCTTTCGTTGCTGCCCTAGTTGCATTATAATCAATACAATACTCATAGCAAAATATCTCTTGCTTAGGTGTAAGTTTCTTTTCCTCTTTAATGTCTTCTGATTTTCCCATATATAAAAACTGAGCTAAATATGATTAAAATATAAGAAAGCCTCACATTTCTGCAAGGCTTTGATACTAAAATGGTAAATCCTTTTTCTTTATGCGTAATGATAACACAGAGCTATTGGCATGGCTATTCGCCATTGCATTTAGCTATGTCGTTAGGTGTTATTGTGATAAACAGGCATTTGCTCGTTTATCACGGACATTTATATTTAAACCTCCATTTGCTTTTATTCTTAAATCCTTATTTGAACTATCGTAAATTTCGCTCAACTCGGAATCGAATCGTATATATGATCTCACTGCATACAGCTTGCAATCTATTCCATGATTTTCGTTTAAAATTTTATGCATGTCATTTGCTTGTACTCCTTTTTTTATTTCAGAAATAATAATATCTCTGTAGTTTTCCAGCTTATAATTATTTTTAGTAACCGCAAAATGCTGACTCTTGCATTCTATATCATTTAATTTCATATAGTTTGAAATACTTATACGACTTACTTTTACTATTTTTGAAATTGCAGAGCAGCTCAAACCTAATTTTGCAAATTTTATTATTTCGTCTTTATGCTTATCGCATATGCTTTTTTTATTGAATCCTGGTCTTCTACCGAGAACCATTCCCTCTGATTTTTTTCGAGCTAAGGCAGCTTTAGTTCTTTGAGAAATAAGATTTCGCTCAATCTCAGCCGAAAGTCCAAAGGCAAAGGCAAGTACTTTGGAACTAATATCATTACCAAGTCGATAATTATCTTTAATAGTCCATATCTGGCATTCTTTTTCTAGCATTCCGTGAAGTATGCTCATTATTTGCATTAGATTTCTTCCAAGTCTTGAAAGCTCACACGCGATCATTAGATCGTCTTTTTTCATTACTTTTAATAAAGGATATAATTTTCTCTTTTTCAGTTCCTTTTTTGAACTGATTGATTCCTCTACCCATTTATCAATATTTATATTATTTGCGCTTGCAAAGTTTTGTATCTCAAATTTTTGATTTTCAGTATCCTGTTTGTCAGTGCTTACTCTTATATATCCATAATTCATAATTATTCATTTATTAGTTTTGACCATTTTTCGAAATCAGATTCATAAAAGAAATTTATTCCACCAGTTTTTTTCATTATTCCGGTGCAGCATTTACTTATACTTTGCTGCTTTAATCCTAGTTTTTCAGCTGCTTTTGCTCCACTTTCAAAAATCCCTATAAATTTCCCTTTTTTTATTCCAACTACTTGTTTTCTCCTTGTTTTCCAAAGCTCATGATTTCCTTTATGTGGCATTTTTTCTAAAATAATTTTAACCGATTCTTCAGGCATATAATCAGTCCATTTTTTCCCTTTATTGTGAACTTTGCAACCTTTTAAAAGTTGACCATTTTTCGGATTTCGTTGTAATTTTATTGGTTCTATGTATAATTCCATATGCTTTAATTTAAGAAAAGAAAACAACATACACCTAACACCAGCCTATAGTATCCCAAAATACGGGCACCATAGCCACAATGTTATGTGGCATTATAGAGAACGCCAGTGAGTTGGGATGAAATGTGGATAATGCCTGAATTGTGGCTCTGAATAAAATGGATCTAAAGTCAACATTAAGCAATAATCATTTCTTGTCTGAATTGCACCGTAAATTCCCTTTACTATAAATTGACTTTTATCGCCTTTGTCTGGCATTTTTTCGCCAAGCGGAATCCACCTAAGTTTTTCTTCATATTCTTTTTGGCAAACTTCATATCCCTCTACATAGGAAAAAACGGATGGATCGTGGAATTTTTCAAAATGTTTCAGCATAAACTTGAATGCCAAAGCATGTATTTCTTTTGTTGATTTCATAATATCATTTTTTCAATTCATCGCTTAGTTGTTTCAACGTGTAAGTTTTTCTTATACCACACCGTTGTTTATAAATAATAAATAAATCTGCTTTTAGTTGTTCTTTGCTGTTTTTAAGAGCTTCAAGTATTTTTATACAATAGCCATTGGAAAGGTTTTTGATTATGAGCTTTATCACAATTTCATCTCCTGGGTATCGTTCCGGACGAATAACATACTCATTCCTATACCATCCAATTAGTTCGGGTATTTCGCTGTTGTAGCCAATTCCACCGGTGATATCTCTGAGATTTGATAATTGTTTATCAAATTCTAGTCTTTTATTTACCGATTTAATT